GTATTTCCAAGATCAACACAGCAGATAACGTGTTCGGCATTTTCACAAGCCGAGCAATGAAGGAACGTGGCAAATACCAAATACAGTGTATGAAGTCACGAAGCTCGACCGGCGTTGGTCAAAAAATCGATCTGGAGTACAACATTGAAACCATGCGCATTACTGATGAAGGCGGGGATGACAACGAAAACGGGTTTAGCAAAAAGCCCAGTACAAGTATCATGGACTCGATCAAAGCAAAAAGCCAAGTTAGTGCTGCCGCCGCAGACGATGCCAAGCCTGCACCTTGGGAACGGGCCACTGGAACACCGGCCTGGGAACAAGGCCCACAGGAAACAGGCAAAGTTTCTGCAGATGTACAAAGCGCCAAGCTCAAGCAATTGCTAGGTAAAATCAAAACACCATGACTGACACTTATTGCTCCATGATTCACGGAGGGTTAGAATTAAGTTTTAAAGAACCAGCTCCTCAAGCACAACATTGTTGTTTAAGGAACAATAGATTTCAAATCAATACTGCTAAAAATTTCTGGCACAACAACAATTTTATTCTTCTGCGAGAAAAAAACAAAACTGGTACTTGGGATCCTGGATGCAGCAATTGTCAACGTCTTGAAGCTAGTGGGCATACCAGCATGCGAACCGGTATGAATGCCGGACTTGAGATTGAGGGGAAAACTGAGTTATCTGGGCCAGCAAGAATTGATTTGATGATCGATATCAGTTGCAACCTAGCTTGTAGATCTTGTGGTACACATTCTAGCACATTCTGGCAAAAACATCTAAAAGAACATGGTCTTTGGACTCGACCAATTTTTAGTCCGCGGCATAGTAGTGAAGTAATACAAAGTTTACAACAATTAGATCTTTCAAATTTACGGCAGGTAGTATTTTGTGGCGGGGAAACCATGTTAGGACAATCTTATTGGGATGTTGCTGACTGGTTGGCTAATAATGTTCCTAATGCTCAACAACAACTTACGGTTTGTTTCCAAACCAATGGTACACAATCAATTAGTGCAAAAAATATCAATGTCATTGAAAAATTACATCTTGTCAAGCTGCACGTGAGCCTTGATGGTGTTGGGGAAAAGTTTGAATACCTACGATGGCCTGCCACCTGGAATCAAGTGACTGATAACATACTACAAATAAAACAAACCGCCCCGAGTAATGTGATGTTTTTGATAGAAGAAACCATTAGCATATTTAATTTATGGTATGGCAATGAGTTGTCACAATGGGTGCAACAACACTTTACTACCAACAGGGAAGGTGACATAGTCGACCATACCAAGCATCTGGCTTTTGGTGATTTTCCAGTGACAAACTGTTCGACTGAATATGTTGCAGCTATGCAAGATAAAAGTGACCGACATCTTATACCATTGAATTGGAGTGAGAACCCTGTGCAAATTCGCAACATGATCCAACTGATCAAACAGTTTGACCAGTTGAGAAATCAATCATTTGAAAAAACATTTCCAGAAGTTGCAAATTTCTATTCACGATATCTTTAATAAATAATCCAAAGGTCCAAGAGCAGATGCAAAAACGCACTCGCAGTTTATTAGAAGAATTAGATGATTTGTACATCGAGCGTGATCGCCGTCTGTTGATTGAAAATCGTGCGGCTACTCTTATTGCAAACGCTATCAGACTGCTGGAACAAATTGACACAGAATTTCCAGCTGACCAAGCTGAAAACCTGCAACGCAAATTGCTGAATGCTATTCGTACCAGAGACTCAGGCAAGTTTGCCAGATCAGTGAGAAGAACCAATGCAGATACATGAAATCACACGCCGTAAGATAAACGAAGGCATACTCAAAGGAGTTAGTAGTAATCCTGTGAACTTTGGAAGAACCACAGTGGCCATGCCACAACAGACTGTGGCTCCGAGCAAAGTGACATTTGCACCAAACATGATGCCCAAGCCAGCACCAAGTGCAAATCTTGCTTTGGCTCCCAAAACAACTGCTCTAGCTAAAGCACCCAGCACTGGTGTTACAACAACAACACCCACTGGTGGGGTATCAACTGCGGCCCCCAGAACTGGATCACTGACTGCTGCCAACAAAGCTAGACCCAATCAATCAGATCCCAATGTGATTGATGTTGATGCTAAAGATATTACCAATAGACAAGCATTATCGGCACCGGCTACTGAACCCACAACATCTGCTGCACCAGCACCTGCTGCACCTGCCGCCGACTCTTGGACTCCGGTGAACCCCAATGTAAAACCGGGCGGCAGTAAAGAAGCCCAGGCGTTTCGAACACAACAGGCAGAACCAGCAGCTCAAGCAGAACCAACTACGCCGACTAGTAATTTTAAAACAATAAAGGGTGCCAAAGCACCAACACTGACCACTCCAGGAAAAGCAGGATTTGCTCGCAATGCCGCAGAGTATTTTGCTAATAAAACAATGAACATGGCTGGAATACCATTGAGCCAACAAGGTCAATATCATCCAGGTGGGCATATAGCTGCCGGCCTGGGACAAGGCCTTACAGCCATCCAAAAACAAGAAAACGATATTGCGTCTAAACTCAGTAATGAATGGACTAGACAACAAACTTTAAATCAAAACAGCGTTATGCTCACTCCAAATAATATAAAAAGTGCTGCCCAGTTGATCAATCAAGCAGGAAATGATTTGAAAATAGATCTCAATAATGTAGTCAAGTTAGTGATGAAACAGGCCAACGACACTTTTGCAAACAAACAATCCGCGCAAGCACAACAAATTGCAAGCTACAAGAGGGCCCTGGAAATGTACCAGAAATCCACAACTCAGCAAGAAAAAGCAAACGCACTCAACGTGATCGACACACTTAAAAATCAGATGAAAACGTCGGGACTCAGTGTTGAACAAATAAATGATCTGAATTCTGATTCAATGGCCAAGGCTAAACAGGCAGCAAGTGACCCAAACTTTGTTGACCAACCGCCTACGCCAACAGCATCAACCGATCAAATGCGCGGTGCAAAAAAAGGAATGCCTAATGCTCAAGATTATGCCAATTTAGAAAAACGCCTGCAACAAGCAATGGCAGCACAAGGACAAGCAACATGAGATTATTAGAAGGCGGCAATGTATTCAAGGATGCTGATGGCAATCCACTAACAGGTCGCATCAATCAAAGCGATGTGCCAGCCACAGTGCAGTGGTTGGAAATATTGACCGGCCTGGAATTTCCACGTGAACGTTGGTTGGGCTCAACCGGTCGTAAACCCACGTCGGGCGACATGGACATGGCAGTGGATGCCAGTGAAATATCCAAAGAACAACTCACAGCAAAACTAACACAATGGGCACAAAGCCACGGACAAGATCCCCGAGCCTGGGTTAAAAAAGGTGGCGAAGTACATCTGCGCACTCCCATCAACGGTAATCCTCAAAATGGCTATGTGCAAACAGACTTTATGTTTTTCCCCAACTTGGATTGGGGACAGTTCTACTATGGTGGCGCAGAAGACAGTGCCTACAAAGGCATGAACCGTAATGTGCTGATGAGTTCAATTGCCAAGCAACTGGGACTCAAAGTGGGTGCTAATGGCATGTTCAGCCGCACTAGTAATCAATTGGTAGACGGCGGTATGGATCCTGACCATGTGGCCAAAACGCTATTGGGCACAACTGCCACTAGAGACAATCTCAAGAATGTAGAAAGCATTTATGCTGCCCTGGCCCGAGATCGAGACCGTGACGCCAAACTCAAAGACTTCCGTGAATATCTAGCCAGAGAAGGCTTGCAAGAACCGGGTGCTGTGAATGAAAATACAGACGTACACTTCCTGGCCAAGCTGCGTGACAGAATTGTAAACCAAGGCATGCAACCCTTGATTGAAGCTGAAAAAGCAAACCCATATCAAATCTACGAAGCAGAAGAACCCGGTGTAGGCGGCCGAGCCAAAGGCATCGAACACCTGGAAGATCTTGTGTTCCGCAAAGGCTCACATGGTGTGGATGAAGCATTGGCCATCATTCAGCACGCCGCAGAAGCACCACAAAAAACCACCAGTGTGAAGTGGGATGGCAAGCCTGCCGTGATTTTTGGCCGCAAGCCTGACACAGGAGAGTTTGTGCTCACAGAC